AAGAATTATGAATTTTATAGATGAAAAAACACCTCCTCAAAAAGGGAATTTTGAATATAAAAAAACAACACTTGATAATTACGGTAAAATTTTCTCTCAATCTAAAATTGGAAAATATAGTTCTAAGATAAAATGTATATTAGATAATATTTATAATCCATCAACAAATACAGTTTTTGAAGGTATAATTTTAATATATTCACAATATATTGATGGAGGATTAATACCTATGGCGCTTGCATTAGAAGAAATGGGATTTACAAGATATGGTGATAATGTGAAGCCTTTATTTAAAAATAAACCATCAGATGTTGTAGATGTAAGAACCATGAAACCACCTATAAATAAAAAAGATTTTATGCCTGCACGTTATTCTATGATTACAGGAGATCCAAGATTATCTCCAAATAATGATTTTGAAGTAAAAGGATTAACAAATGAAAATAATAAAAATGGAGAGAAAATAAAAGTAATACTAATTTCAAAAGCAGGATCAGAAGGGATTGATTTAAAATATATTAGACAAGTTCATATATTAGAACCTTGGTATAACATGAACCGTACAGAACAAATTATAGGAAGAGCTGTGCGTAATTTCAGTCATAAAGATCTACCTTTTGAAAAAAGGAATGTTGAAATATTTATGTATGGTACCATATTAGGTAAAGAAAATAAAGAAGAAGCTGCAGATTTATATGTATATCGTATTTCTGAATATAAAGCAATACAAATAGGTAAAATAACTCGTATTTTAAAAGAAACCGCGGTTGATTGTATCATAAATCATAGTCAAACTAATTTTTCACAAGAATTATTATCATCAAAATTAAAAGGAAATATTGTGCAAGAATTATCTTCAGGACAAATAATCAATGATTTTAAAATTGGAGACGCGCCATATTCTTCTGCATGTGACTATATGAAAGATTGTTATTATTCATGTAAACCAAATAAAAATATAACTAAAAGTGATTTAAATGAAGATACATATAATGAAAAATTTATTATTATAAATTCAGAAAAAATATTACAAAGAATTCGAATGCTTATGAAAGAAGGTTATTTTTATAAAAAAGATGTACTAATTAAATTAATCCAAACACCAAAACAGTATCCTTATGTTCAAATATATTCTGCATTAACACAATTAATTGAAGACAATAATGAATTTATTGTTGATAAATTTGGAAGATATGGAAGACTTGTAAATATTGGTGAATATTATTTATTTCAACCAATAGAATTACATGATAAAAATATTTCAATTTATGATAGATCTAATCCTATTGAATATAAAAATAAATATATAAATTTTAAGTTAAATCCTGAAGTAGAGAGAAATGAACAACCTATTAGTGATACTAATACTAGTAATAAGATATTAGAAGAATTCAAAATAAATTTTAATATTACAAAAGAACATATTAAAGTAAACAAAATACCAAGAGGTGAAGATAATTGGTATAAGCATTGTGGTATAGCTATCAAAAAATTATCTTCTGAGTATCCTGATATGAAAGAATATTTATTAGAGTTTGTAGTTTCTCATATGATTGAAATGTTGTTATTTAAAGATAAATTAGAGTATATGAATTATATTTATTCATTAGAAAATATAAATAAAGAACAAGATATAATTGAATATTATTCTAAAAAATATTTTGAATCAAAAATTATAATAACAAAACAATTTTCAGCATTTATTTTATATGACTTAAATAAATTAAAAATAATGTTATTAAATGAAAATAATGTATGGGTAGATGCAGAAGCAGAAGACATCAAAGATTTAGAATCTTCTCCTGAAGGTAAAAAAGCATTATCTTTTAATATAAAAGAATACAATAAGATTGTTGGATTTATGGGGTTTGATAAAAAAAATAGATTTCTTATATTTAAAACTAAAGATTTAAATTCTTCGAGAGATACAGGTGCAAGATGTGATGAATCAGGTAAAGAAAAAACATTGAATAAAATAAATACTATTATAGGAGAAATAAAATATACATCTGAAAATACCAAGGCTCAAAAAGATTCAGATGGAAATATAATTCATGAAGCAATTGGACAAATTGAATTATGTGTCATTCAAGAATTTATTATGAGATATTATAATAAAAATAAAAAAAATAATTTAAAGTGGTGGTTTACGCCTGAAATGGCATTATATCATAAATTATATAAAGTAATTGTTTAATTATTTTATTAAATAAAATTGAAAATAATTAAAAGATTTATATGTATACAATATAATAATGGAAACTACAATAAAACCAAAGTTTAAAAAGAATGAAAATAAAATATATTCAGTATATTCACGATGTTTAATTACAAGAAATATTGTTTTACCTATAAGTGCAATTGGAAAAAATATTAAAGAAAATATTGAGCGAACTATTTCTGCTAACTTTGAAGGAAAATGTATAGTTGAAGGTTATATTAAACCAAATTCTTGTAAAATAATAACATATTCAAGTGGATTAATAGAGAGATCCATTAATATTTTATTTGAAGTTGTATTTGAATGTGAGGTATGTTTTCCTGTAGAAGGTATGTTAATAAATTGTGTTGCAAAAAATATAACAAAAGCAGGTATTAGGGCTGAAAGTGCTACAGATGTACCATCCCCAATTATAGTATTTATAGCTAAAGATCATCACTATAATAGTACTTTATTTTCAGAAGTTAAAGAAGGTGATCAAATTACAGTTCGTGTTATTGGACAAAGATTTGAATTGAATGATAAGTATATTTCTATAATAGGTGAATTAATTAAACCAAAGGAGGACATACAAAAAAAATATAAAAATAAACCCAAAGCTAGGCTTGTCATTAGTGAAAATGTATAAATAATTTTAACATATAAATAATTTTTAACATATAAATAATTTTATCGTATAAATAATTTTTAACATATAAATAAATATTTAAAAACATTTTTTTATTTTATATAATGGAAGTATCTATTTCTAAAAATGATATAAATAATTTTTCAATAAGTGAAATAAATTATATTCGCGAATCAATTGAAAGCATGAGTAAATTTAATCAAATTGAAGTTCTTAAAATTTTTAATAAACACAATGATGTTACTTTAAATGAAAATAAATATGGTACTCATATTAATTTAACTGAACTTAGAAAAGAAATTTTAGATGAATTAAATGTATATATTAATTATGTAAATACACAAGAAATAACACTTCATAAAGTAGAAAAACAAAAAGAAGACTATAAGAATACATATTTTGGAAAAGATATTAAAGATAAATACATAACATAAACTTAAACAATGGAAGTAAGTAATAATTTGATTAATCAGCTTGAAAAATATGTATTAAATGAACAAAATATACATATTTTTTTAAAATCATATGAAAATACAATAGAAAGTAATTTAAATAAATCAATTGTTAAAAACTTCAATAATGATTCAAAAATCAATAATGATTCAAAATTCAATAATGAATCAAAATTCAATAATGAAACAAAATATAAAAATGAAATTAAACACATTGTACCAATTTCTAAACCTAAATCTAGTATTTTTACTCCTGTAGAAAAAGACACCTTATTTTGGTGTTTTTATATAATTATTAATGATTTAATTAAATATGAAATGATTGAAAATAAAAATATAATAGTTGAAAAATCAATTAAAATTGAATATGTTGAAAAAATAAGAAAACAAAAAAATTTAATTAAACAATATAAATTATCACCTTTAACAAAAATAGAAGACAACTTAGTAAATAATGATAAAATTAATATTATTACTTTTTTTACCTTATGTATTATTGAAAATATTAATATATTATTCGTTAAAAAAAATACATATTATGAACTAATGATGAATGACACAAATAAATTGTATATAATTTATTTATTTGAAAATGGAAAATATGGATTTGAAGAAAATATAAATAATAAATCTGATAATATTAAAAATTCTTTTTTTAAAATAAATAATATCTCAAAACCAATAAAAAGTATATCATCATATAAAAGTAATGAAATGATTGATATTGCACAAAAATTGGGTATAAATCTAATACATACAACTACAAATAAACCTAAAATTAAAAAAGATTTATATGAAGAAATAATTAAATATTTTTAAAAAAAATGAACAATAATTTAAAAATATGTATTTATTATATATACTAATGTCTTTTATAAATAAAATAATTAATACAGAAGCCAAAATAATAACAGAACCCGTTGAAACTATTATGGATTTTGGTAATTACGAACTTAATGAAATTTATTCAAAATTAGATAAAAACACAAAACAAAAAATTATGGCACTTCCAAGTAAAGATAAACAAATTAGTGTTTTAAAAGATATGTCATCAAGATATAAATCTAAAGACACATCTGAATCTGTTTATAAAGAAGCACCCAATGAATTATTACAAGAAGATATTGTTGAAGAAGAAACACCAATAGGTAAAAGTGAATATAATAAAATAAATAAAGAATCACTCCAAACACAATTTGATAATTTGGTAAATTTGTTTTATTCTGCAAAACCATTTATGTATAATTCATCATTAGTCCCTGAGTTAGAAGTTCGGTTTGGTACAAGAAAAGTAAAACAATTAACAAGAAATGATTATGATAATGTAATTAAAAAATTAAAATCTTTTGGGTTTAATACAACAAATAATACAGGTAATTATTATTTAAGAATAAATAATGAATATTTAGATAATATTACAGGAAAATTTAAATTATCAGATAATACAAGATGTGAAATAATTGGTCTTACTAATATACAAGAATATTGTAGTAGCAATGACATAAAAAAAATATATAAAAATAATCCAACCTGTATATCTTTTATAAGTAAAAAACCCGTTTACACAGCAAATAAAAATAAAGTATATCCAGTTAATTTTGATGATTTTAATTTTAGAGTATCATATGTAAATGAAGAGGAAGTAAAAATGGGTGTAAAAAATTATATACTAGATAATTGGAAAAATTCTAAAAAAACATTTCGATATATTAATCGTGTTACATTTAAACATAATGATTATCCATTTAATATTGATATAAGTATTACAAAAAGTTCTGACAGATATGGACGAGATGTAAAGACATATTATACTACTGAAGAATCAGGTGTATTTGAAAAACCTGAAGTATATGAAATTGAAATTGAAATTAATAACAAAGAAATTGGACCTGGGACAAAATTTAATTCACCTGATTTAATATTACAATCTTTAAGAAAAGTTATTAAATTTATTTTAGGAGGATTACAGGGTACAAATTTTCCAATTTCATATTCAGAACAACATTCTATATTAGAATCGTATATGAAAATGATATGGAAAAAAGATTATAATCCGAATGATTTAAATTATAAAAATAAAAATAGATATTTTATAGGTCCAAGTTCAATTACACTTCAAATGAATAATATCGGTAATGCAGATGAAAATTCTACAGAACCTAATATCAGAAAAGATTTTGTTGTAACAGATAAAGCAGATGGTATTCGACATATGTTATATGTAAATAATATAGGCAAAATTTATTTAATAAATATGAATATGAATGTAATATTTACAGGTGCTAAAACCACAAATGAAGAATGTTTTAATTGTTTAATTGATGGCGAATTAATAAATAATGATAAAAATAATAATTTTATAAATCTATATGCAGCATTTGATATTTATTATCATAATTATGAAGATGTTAGAAGTTTAACATTTATGCTTTTAAATGAAGAAGATAATATATATAAATCTAGATATTATTTATTAAAAAGATTTATTACAAGTTTAAAACCTGTTTCAATCCTTGATATAGCTATAAAACCTACACAACAAACATTTAAAGATTTATTAAAAACTGCAAATATCCAACCTCAATTAATTTCTCCCATAAAAATATCATGTAAGGACTTTTATCCGTTAAATAATAAACAAACTATATTTAATGGGTGCAATACAATTTTATCAAAAGTGAGAGAAAATAGGTTTGAATATAATACAGATGGATTAATATTTACTCACTCCTATTATGGTGTTGGGTCAAATAAAATAGGCGAATCAGGTCCAAAAACAAAAATAACATGGGTACAATCTTTTAAATGGAAACCGCCTCAATATAATACAATTGATTTCTTAGTTATTACTGTTAAAGGACCTAATGGCGATGATACTATAAAACCAATATTTGAAGATGGAATTAATTCACATATATCTACACAATTGAATGAGTATAAAATAGTTGAACTAAGATGTGGGTTTAGTGAAAAAAATGATGGGTATATAAATCCATGTCAAGATATAATTGATGATAAATTACCTGAGTTTGTAGAAAGATATGAAGATAAACCTGCAAATGATTATTATCCTACAAGATTTTATCCAACAGACCCATATGATTCAGATGCAGGATTGTGTAATATAATGTTAAAAAAAGATGATTCGGGTATTAAACAAATGTTTTCAGAAGAGAACGAAGTATTTGAAGATAATACAATTGTTGAGTTTAGTTATGATTTTACACATGAAATAGGATGGAGGTGGATACCATTAAGAGTTAGACATGATAAAACTGCAGAATATAGACAAAATTTAAAACAATATGGAAATTCTTATAAAGTTGCAAATGAAAATTGGAAATCAATACATAATCCAATAACCGAAGATATGATCTGTAGTGGTATGAATATTCCTGATGTATCTGTTAGTGAAGATATTTATTATAATACAACAACGGATAAGTATTTAACAGAAGCTATGAAAAACTTTCATAATTTATATGTAAAAAAAATATTAATTAAAAATACATCCAAACAAGGTGATACACTTATAGATTATGCTTGTGGTAAAGCAGGAGATTTACCAAAATGGATTAATGCGCGCTTGTCTTTTGTTTTTGGTATAGATTTATCGAAAGATAATTTAGAAAATAAATTAAATGGTGCTTGTGCAAGATATTTATCTGCTAGAAAGGTAAATAAAATAATGCCATACGCTTTATTTGTAAATGGTAATAGTGCATATAATATTAAAAATGGAAGTGCAATGTTAAATGATAAAGCAAAACAAATTACTAATGCAGTATTTGGAAATGGATTAAAAGATTCAGAAAAACTCGGAGCTGGTGTTGCAAGACAATATGGTGTTGGAGAAAATGGTTTTAATATTTCATCATGTCAATTTGCAATGCACTACTTTTTAGAAAATCCTGATACTCTACAAGGATTTATGAAAAACATTGCTGAATGTACAAAATTAAATGGTTACTTTATAGGAACCGCATATGATGGAAAACAAATATTCAATTTATTAAAAAAGAAAAAAACGGGTGAAAGTATTTTAATTACTGAAAATAACAAAAAAATTTGGGAATTAACAAAGAAATATGGTTCAGATAGATTTGATAATGATTCGAGCTCAATTGGTTATAAAATTGATGTTTTTCAAGAATCAATTAATCAAACAATATCAGAATATTTAATAAACTTTGATTATTTAAGCCGAGTTTTTGAAAGTTATGGATTTAAATTAATTGATAGAGAAGAATCAACTCAATTAGGATTTCCTGAAGGAAGTGGAATGTTTAGTGAATTATTTATAAATATGTTAGAAGAAATAAAAATTAATAAATACAAAGCAAAAGATTACGGTAAAGCATCTGAAATGACTGAAATTGAAAAAAAGATTTCCTTTTTAAATCGTTATTTTATATATAAAAAAATTAGAGAAGTAAATACAGACAAAGTTCAACTTGAATTTAGTGAATATAGTGAAACAGAAATGTTAAGAAATAGTGCAGAAACTAAAAAAGCTGTTAGTATTGCTAAACAAGAAGAAATAATAATTAAACCTAAGGTTCGTAAGTTAAACAAAAAAATAAGGTTAGTTCCAGCTACTGAAGCTATTGATGAAGTACCTATTGTTCAGGAAAAAGAACCAAATATACAAGAACCAACTATACAAGAAGTAAATATACAAGAACCAACTATACAAGAACCAACTATACAAGAAGTAAATATACAAGAACCAACTATACAAGAAACAGTATTAAAACTAAAAAAGAAAAAAGAACCAACCGAAAAACCTAAAAAAGCAGTAAAAACTAGAAAACCTGCAAATTTAATTGTTGTAAATGAACCTACAAAATAATGATTTAAATATTATTAATTATTAATATTTATATAATAATTAATATGAATTTTGTATTACCTACAAATAATAATTATATACATATTAAACCAATATATAATACAAATATAAATACTTATACTCCATATATTTTACACAGCTTATATAGTTATTATAATAATGTTAAATCACAAATAATAATGTTATGTACTAAAGAAACCAATTTATTAATTAATAATTTTGAAAATATAACCAAAATTATAAACCCTTATGAATATTTGTATTCAATTATACCAAATTATAAAAATTCAATAAGTAAATTAAATTATAACACAAAATCATATTATAATTTGTTAGAAATTATAAATAATGTAAATATTTTTGAAATATATAAATTTAAACCTTTACATTCTTTATGCATATCACCTAATTTTATAGATATAACTGATAATATTAATTTATTACGATCAAATAGTATAAATAATGATATAACATATTGTTTTAACAAAATTGAACATATTAATGTAGAACATATTAAATTTGATTTTATTTTTTTTGAAATGAACGATACTGATTATGATAATATTGACACTTATACTTTAAATTTAATAAAAATTATAATTATTATATTTACTTATCAAGAAAATAATGGAATAAGCATAATTAAAATAAATCATACTTTTTATAAACAAATTGTTGATATTTTATATATATTTTCATCAATATTTAATAATGCGTTCATTGTTAAACCTGACACTTGTAATATTACTACATTTGAAAAATATATAATTTGTAGAAATTATTTAGGTTATAATCATGATATTTATTTAAATTTAATAACTGTAATTAATAATTTAGAAAAAAATCAAAATATAGTATCATTAATTGATGGTGATGCTCCTTATTATTTTATAAATAAATTAAATGATATAAATATTATAATTGGACAACAACAGTTGGAAATATTTAATCAAATAATAAATATTTTAATAAATAAAAATAAAGAAGAAAAAATAGAATCAATTAAAAAAACAAATATACAAAAATGTATAAATATGTGTGAAAAATTTAAAATACCTTATAATAATTATTTTGAAAAAACTAATATATTTTTACAATCTTAAATTTTTAAGTATTTTTTATAAAAAAAATATATAAATATTATAAAATGCCTAAACGAATGAGAACAATAAAAAAAAAATATTTAGGTGTAACTAGAAAACGAATTTCTAAAGCTGTATGTGAAAAACAAACATTAAAAAAATATGTAACTAGACCATCTCCTCCTTATCGTGCTACATTATGTATTGGACAAATTAAAAAAGGCAATGATGGTAATATGTATATATCTAAACCAGGTATTAATTATGGACCCGCAAAATGGATAAAAGTAAAAAAGTCATAATCATTCCTTCTATACTATTTTGTACTATTTTGTACTATTTTGTATTATTTATATAGCATATACATTTGCAGGATAATAACGATATGTTCCTGGTTTAGATACAGGTACTTGATATTGTGGTAAATCTTGTTGATAATAACATAATTTTTTATTTTGGTGTTTATAAATAGTAGGATTATTGCATGTTGGTGCTTTATTTTTATATAAGTTAGAAACATTATTATCTACACCTTGATATAATTGATTTGCATTTACAAGAAATTGACCTGTATTTTTATAATTATTTAGTGAAGCAGAATTTGACGAAATTGTATCTACATTTAATTTTAATAATCTTGTACTACTTGATACAGCACCTTGTTTTGCATATTGATAATTGTTTGGTTTATATACAACTAATTTACATGCATTTGGATTTGTTGGTCCTGATAAAGGCATACCCCAATAAGGATTATTTATAAAGTTTACAAATACTTCAATTGCTAATATTTTTGTATTTCCAGTAAAATTATTAATATAATTAAAAAACGATTGTATTGTAATTATGTTTAATGAACTAAACGATGAAACTTGTTCAGAAGTTACAATACCCTTATTTAACATGATACTTAACATTTGATTAATTATAGCATTTTCAGTTGCATCGTAAATTTCAGCACCTGGTTGACAATTTGCTAAATAAGTATTTGTAAGTGCAAGTGGACTACCTGCTTTAGCAATATTTACATAACCATTTTCAGGCGTTGCAAATGTATTTACTTTATTTAATTCTATTTCATCTGTAGAATATGGCGTTAAAAAATTAAATGATCTTTGGTCATATGTTTTACATCTATTTTGTCTATATTGTTGTAAAGTTGTATAATATCTTTTACTTAAATTTGTACTAGCATATATAACTCTTTTTTTAGCGAATGCTTCTTGATTACAACACCATTTAGATGTTTCAGTATTTGGTTCAGTATTATTGGTTAAATAAGTAGTATTTGGATAATATGAAGTTACAACACCAACACCTTCACATGTTTTACAGTTGTCATTTAATTTTATTGATTCATTAACTTCATCTACAGAATTTTCTTTAACAATGTAACTGCCTGGTTTATCTATTATTTCTGAAATTAACCCACCTCCACCATTTGCACCACCAAGTGAAGTACCCATACTTGATTTTACAAATCTGTTCATATTATAATTAATTTGTGCAACTTCTGACATTGCATACTCTGATGTATCTGTAGTAGTTATTGGTGTAGATGGTATTACGCGTCCTTTTCTATAATGTTTAATTGGTCTTGCTAATCCAGGGCCTGTTTTAAAAACATTTCCAGGATCTTTATTTGTTAATGGTCGTATATGGCCTGATGCTATACCTACTGGATTACTATATGCTCCTGTTCCTTTCCAGGACTTATATCCTCCTTGAGGTACATGGTTATTATATGTTTTCATACCTTGTGGATAAAAAGCAGAAGACATTTTATATTATTATTAAAGAAAATAAAAAGTGATTATTATATATAAATGTTAAAAATATTAATAAAAATATTAATAATATTTTTTGTTTTATTGATTATTTATCAACTTTTTTTAGCATATATTAAGAATACTGTTACTGAAGGTATGGATACACAATATCAACCATATGATACAAGTAATTCTAGTAATGTTATGATACTTGCACAACAAAATGCAGGAAATATTGAAGTATTAAAACAACAATTAGATGGTTTATTAGAATTAAATAAAGAAGTACAAGATATTAGTGGTAATCTTGTTAATTTACAACAACAAGTATACGGCTTAGTGCAGTCACAACAAAGTTATGCTGCACAGGTTACGCCAAGTACTCCACCTGATATATCAGGAACTTAATATATAGTATAAATATAAATTATAGTATAAGTATAAATATTTATTTATTTATTTTCTATAAAATAAATATATAATGTCTAATAATATATTTGAAGATGTTTTACAAAATGCAAATACTGTACAAGACAAATTATTAGGCCCTACATATCCTTATTATAAAAATATTAGAACACCAAGTGAAATTGGTATGTCAAGTGATGGTACATTATCTGCATTGGGAGGTGATATTAATGGTTTAATACAATATGTGGAGGTTCTTGTATCTGGTAATAGTAGGGCATCAGCAACAGGTGGACCTTTAGGTAATAAATTTTTTTTACAAACTGGTGCAAAATGTCAAGATACAGCATCAAATCAACAAGTAGACAGATATATTTATGTAAATAATGTTCCAGAAGGAAATATTCCATTTATATCAAGTGGATTAGGTGTAAATTTTTCAGAGTTTAAAGGATTAATACCTGGATCATTAGGAAACTTAAATGTATTAAATCCATTTACTATAATGCAATCTTTTTTATCAGGGTCAACACCACCTTGTCAAGAACTTACAATGCAAACAATAGATATTAATAATAATTCATCAAGTGAAACACATTTTGTCACTTTAGTTGATATACAAAATATGGACCCATGTAGTTTTTCTAATGGACAAAATCCAATTACTAATGTTAAATGTAAAGAAACTTTTAAAAATAATGATGAATATGAAAATATTGAATTACCATCTGATCCACTTGCACAAATATATTATTTTAGTTTAACATGTGTTGGATTATATATTTTTTATAAATTTATGCAAAAATCAAAATAGTAATGAATAAAATAATGAATAAAATAATGAATAAAAATAATGAATAAAATAAATAAAATGAATAAAAAGCATTTGAAATATTTAATCAAATATATAATACCAGGATCTTTCAAAAAAATGACCTTCTGTTGAATTAATATGATGGTTTACTTCTAAAATTAATTGTTCATAATATTCTCTCTTATGTTTAAGTATTAATTCTTTTTTAACAGCAAATATTCCATTACAATAAATATGCATTGGATTAGGATAATTAATATTAATACGATTTATAAACCATTCTTTAAATATAATTGGCGTATTATTTTTATAATTATTTTTAAGATAAAATGTATCATTTTCTAAATTCCAGTCATCATTCCAGCAAGAATGTATGTTTCTTGAATGTTTTGTGTTTGTGTCTTGGCTATGAGTATAATATGGGTTGGATTTACCATATTGTAATGCTTCATTTTTTAGCTTTATTAAATAATTTACATCATTTTTACCTCTGTGATCTGAAATTTTTGCTTGAGTAAAAATAATAATATCAGGCAAATTATCATAATTTTTTATTATATAATGTAAATATGTATCACTTTCACGACCTACATTTTCTAAACAAATTTCATTTTCAATATTATGTAGTTTTTCTCCTTTATTATAAATTATACAATTATTTATTTCATTATTTAACCAACTAATATCTTCATTATATCTTGCTACAATTATTTTATAAGACATATAAATATATTTTATACACAATAAAATTATATATAAAATATATTTTTTAATGTTTATTTATTTTATTTTATTTTACATATTTTTTATAAACAAATACTGCTGCTAATGCACCTAATATTTCTACAATAATATATGGAATTAAATCAGTTTGTGGAAGTTTACCTCCATAATAAAGTGATATAGCTACGGCAGGATTAAATGCACCGCCAGATATTGAACCACCTAATAATATAGCAATTGCTAGTGCAGCACCAATAGCTAACCAATTTCCTGTAGCAAATACTGCAAATACAAGAAACATTGTTCCTAAAAATTCAACTAAATATTTATTCATTATATATATAATAAATAAATTATAAAAATAAATTATAAATTTAGTAATTTTGACTTTTAATTGCACCCCAGCAACATGTACCACCATTTGATAAACTATAATTATAAATAGATCCCTTTTTTGCAGGTGCAACACATCCACCTGATCTAGATCTTCTTATACTGCTTCTTGTACTACTTACATTATAATTTTTAGTTGAAATTGGCGCTTCATTTGGCAAATTTACTTTATATCCTGATTGACCTACTGCATTACTTTTTTTAATATTTACATACATAGATGATTGTATTGGTTGAATATAGTTCATGTGTGTAGAAATTGGATATTGTCTATTGTTAGATGTTAAATAATATGGTAATGGTTTAGATGCCTTAGCTAAAATAATTTGTTTAGTTTTATCTTCATTATTTACAGATGTTCTTAAATATTGTTGTCTTGCATTTGTATTCATATCTGCATATACTGGATCTTGATTTGTATAAAATTGTTGAGGTGTTGGTCTTATTCCAGATAAAGTTCCATAACTATGATAGGGCATTGCATTAGGATATTGATTTGTACTTAATGGTCCTGTAATAGGAGCATTTACATAATTATCATAAGATACTGAACCTATATTTCTAGAAACTGCATATGGGGTTGTCATGTGATATATTATATAATAATATTATAATTTAATCAAATATACTTTTAACTACTATAACCAAGTCTAAGTAGTATAGGATAATTAGTTTCTTCGATTCCATATATTTTATATTCATAATTAGTTAAAGGAATGTTTAATCTTGCAGATTTAATTAATTCCTTTGTAAGAGTTACTTCTTTATTATAAAGTAAATCATATAATAATTTAAATTGTATATTATTCATTCCACCACAGGTATCCATTATTAATCTTCCATGATGACCACAACAATGCCATAAATTTTCATTTATAAATCGTTGAAAAAAAGTAGAAAATGTTTGTATAGTCTTTTTATTATTATATACATACTCTGCTTTTATTACTATAAATTGACGATGTATTGAATCAACACCTTTCATAACATTATTATTTCCTATATCTTTTAATTCAATAAAATCTATATATTCTGTATTACAAAATTTATCATCTACATATAATATATTACAATTATAATAAAAAATATCATATATATATTTTTTATTACTTTTAAGCTGTCTATTATTAACTGTATTTCCCATAATATAAATATTTTATTTATATATTTATATATTTATATTGTTTTGTAATTTAATATCTTCTAATAGCTTTCCATGCAACTTGTGAAGCGTTGTTATTATCACCACCATATGATAAATCATTGTAATTTTTGTTAACTGCTTTTTGTTTTAAATATGTAGTATAATCAGAACTATCATAAACATATCTAACATTACATGCAGCAGCAGGTATTTTATCATTTAATTGAAGATTACTATATACTGCAGATGGAACACAAGATTTTTGAACATAACCAAAATGTTGTTTTAACCCTTTAATGTTTGGTCTACTTTGAGGTGTTTGACAAGTACCTCCACATGAATAATTTTCACGACTTAATAAATCACCTGAATTAGTTACTGCACGAAATGGTGTAGTTATAGGTTGTTTTAAATTACTATTTTTTAATTGAGATGGATATGTAGTATTCCATGCATCTCTTAAAGTAAATCTAATTTGTTCATATTCGGGGTAAGTTTTATCAACTTTTAATGTTTGTTGTGGCATATAGCCTTTTATTGCACCACCTGGATTATTTAAATTCATAACAAAGGGTGATCCAACACCACCACTTCCACCTATTGGTCCAGAATAACCTATTGAAGTAGACATTTATATAATATAATAATAAAAATATTTTATTTTATATTATATCATTTTGTTGATTTAATAATAATATATATAATAAAATAATATCTGTACAATACATATAAAGTATGATAAAGTATTTACTTACAGCAATTATATTCGTAATTTTAGACGGTATTTATTTAAATTTAATAAAAACTTATTTTAATAATCAAATAAAAGTAATTCAAGGAACACCTGTTAAAATAAAATATATATCTGTAGCTATAACTTATATATTTTTAATATTTGGATTAAATTACTTTATAATAAAAAACCATAAAAGTGTTAAAGATGCTGCGTTATTGGGTTTAATTATTTATGCAGTATATGAATTTACTAATTTTTCTTTATTTCAAAATTGGTCTATTTTAACTGTAATAATGGATACTCTTTGGGGATCAATTTTATTCGGTTTAACAACTGCTATCGTGTATAAAATTGTGTAAATCATGTTTATAAATAACTGTATTATTTTGTAATAGTTCTGATAAAAATAATAATTGTTCTTTATTAGCATTTAATATAGTTTGTGCTTCATTGTAAGCATTATTTACTAAATCTAATGATTCTTTATCTATTATATGTTTAATGTATTCTGAATTAAAATTTGTATTAATATCTTCTAAATTATAAAAAACATTTAATTCTATTCCCATTCCATAATTTTCTATCATTTGTTTAGCTAATTTATTTGCTTCATTTAGATCTTGAGATGCACCCAATGATACAAAATCTGTACCGTAGTAAATATTTTCGGCTGCTTTTCCTGCCATAATAATTGCCAATCTTTTTGTAAGCAGATCCTTTGTATATAGTCCTCCTTCTTTAATATCTGATTTTTCAGTAAAAAGAGTATATCCTCCTGCACCATTATATGTTGGAGTAATTGATACTTTTAACAAATCAAAATATTGTTTATATTTTAATACTAAGAGAGAATGTCCACTTTCGTGAATAGCAACTCTTAATTTAATATCTTTAGGTACTATTGCATCATGTTTTATTAATCCAACAATAGATTTCTCAAATGCATCAAATATATATTTTTCTTGTATAAATTTATAATTATTTTTTACTGAAAGAATTGCAGCTTCATTAATTAAATTTTTAAGATCTGCGCCTGAAAAACCATCGGTTAATTCTGAAATGTAATTTATATCAAACTTTTTATTAATTTTTTTGTTACTTAAATAAAAATGTATTATTTGTTCTCTCGAAGATTTATCTGGTAAAGGTACTTTAATAATTCTATCAAATCTTCCTGGTCTTAATAATGCTTTATCAAGAACATCTTTTCTATTTGTTGCAGCTAATACTATAATATTATCATTATCATTAAATCCATCCATTTCATATAATAATTGATTTAATGTTTGTTCGCGTTCATCATTACCTAAATTAATATTACCTCCTCTTTGTTTACCTATAGCATCTATTTCATCTATAAAAATAACAGATGGTGCATTTTCTCTCGCTACTTCAAATAAATCTCTTACTTTTGAAGCGCCCATTCCTACAAATAATTCAACAAATTCTGAACCCGATAATGAAATAAATGTTGAATTTGTTTCAGATGCAATTGCTTTGGCTAATAAAGTTTTACCAGTTCCTGGCGGTCCTTCTAATAATATTCCTTTAGGCATGTCTGCCCCTATTTCTTTATATTTTTCTTTATTTTCTAAATATAAAATAATTTCATTACATTCTTCAATTACTTCTGAACTTCCTGCCCAGTTATCAAGTGATACATTAGGATTAATAAACTCCCCATCCATATTTGTCGTAAAAAATTGATTATTATTAGTATTTGTATTTTTTAGTAAATTTAAAAAAACATAACCTATAAATATGATTGATATAATATTTGGTATAATATCCATAATTTTTTGAAAAAATAATATATATTGAGGCGTAAAATCTGTAAAATAAATAGGTACTTGAAACTCAAACGCTTTGTCTAAAATTTTTGGAACTAAAATATTATCTATATTAGATATGTGATAATGATCATATATTGCATCATTATTTATTATATTATCTACACTAATCAACTCTTTATAATTATTGTCAATAAATATTTTTGATACATGATTAGTTGATATCTCTCTTATAATATTATTATATGAATCTTCACGAAATAAATTTTTATATTTATGAATTATATCTAAATCTATTTTGGAGTTTTGTAAAAATCCATCTACAGAAATCAAATAAAAAAATATTTGTAAAAATTTCATTTATTTATAATAATGTAGTATTGATAACTTTATATTTAAATTTTGTTATTATATTTTATATTTTATTTAACGATCTGTAATAAATCTTGGGGCAATATTCATTGTATTTAATTCTTGAAATAATAATTTACACGAGTAAGGTATTTCTATATATGAAAAGTCTGATCTATTATCACATGTTTTACAATGATGAATATGTACTTTATCATTATACGATGCTATTATGCCACATTTATTGCATGTAAATACAGAATATTTATCTGATACATCATACATTCGTTCCTTTGTAAATCTAGATGCACCATGAGATACCATTGCATCTTTTTCCATTTCTCCAAATCTTAACCCTCCATCACGAGATCTTCCTTCAGCTGGTTGTCTAGTTAAATTAACCATTGGTCCAATAGAACGACTATGTACTTTATCATTTACCATATGTTTTAAACGCTGATAAAATACAGGACCCATAAATACACTACATTCATGTTGTTCTCCTGTTAAACCATTATATAATAATTCATTTCCATGTGCTTCATATCCAACATTAAGCAATTCATCACAAATATCTTTTACATCAAATTGACCAAATGATGTTCCATCACCAAATAGTCCTAATTCTAATAATACCTTACCTAATACAGTTTCTTTTAATTGACCAATTGTCATACGAGATGGAATTGCATGTGGATTAATAATAATATCAGGTCTAACGCCACTACTAGTAAATGGCATATCACATTCAGGAATAATATTACCAACGGTCCCTTTCTGCCCATGTCTGGAACTATTTCCTATTATTAGAGACGGTGAATGATCGTGTTCTCTCATATAATATGTATGAGAACTAGGCATTTCTATACAATACACTTTACCTTCATAATCTATTAATTTTTCTTCATTAGAATCATTAACTTTTTTATTTATCCACGGTTGATTTTGTTTTGTAATAATACTAACTTTATAATATGTATGTTTTTGTGTAATAGATACTTCTTGTCCAGCTTTTGAACCTAAGTTTCGTTTACCAATACGCGCGATGCCTGTAGGTTCTTCTGCTATTTTTACTATTCCTGAATATCCACAATGAAGTGCAAGACGAGAAATATCATTCGCTAATTGAATACTTATTGTACCATATCTATTAAATGTTTCACCTTTATATTCCATAGAAGAACCATCACCTTGAAGTAATGCATCTAATAATATTCTAGATTGTCTTTGTGATAAATTAAATGTATATTCAGGTAAATATTTATTTAATGCCCCAACACTTAATTCAGATAAATTTAAACAAATATTTTTATTTTTACTGTATGATAATATATATTTACCTTCTAAACTATAAGTATAGTTTATACTTAATTTATCTAAAATATTATTCATAAATTGTTGTTTTCTTTCTTTTAATGCAATTATACAAATTCCTTTATTGGTTTTATCATAATAACCATCTGCTATAAATATACCTAATAATTGTAACCAATCGTCCATTTTATATTTTTCTTCACCTAATTCCATAAATTCAATATCTGAATATACATTTGTCATAGTTTTTTGAAATCTTACCATTTTTCCCATTACATCTTGGGCTTCAATAAGTTCATATTGTTTACTAGATCGTTTTTGTACATACAATTTATGATTTAAGGTGCATACTATTTCTACTTGTTTATTTTTAATGTAATACATTTGATCGTTATGTTCATATTCAAATTTAGCACTTGGATATTCATATGTCATATTTCCATTTATATCTAAACTACATACTTTATGAATATTTATATCAATATGTTGAATTTCAACCCAACCTTGGTGAGTTAGTACTTGTTGTGTAGGTAAAGCACAAAATTTATCACCAATTACAGGTTTTCTAAGAGTTCTTAATCTAACTTTGGCAAAATTATAACCTTCGCCATTTCGATCAATATAATTTTTATCAATATATGTTTCTTCAGCTGTTCTATATATTTTACTTTGATCTTCAAATTTAATTACTTTTGTATGATCATTTCTATTTTCTTTAATTGGAGTCATTTTAGAAATAATTATATCACGATTTTCAACAAGAGTATTTTCAGGTATTACCCCTTTTGAGTTAACTTTATTATAATTTCCCATTTTCATTCCTTTTGTTTTAGTTGGATCAGGTTTACATCTTATTTCTTCGTCACCATTAATTTTTTGTTTATCTTCATCTTTTTCAGTATGATAAACAGTAACTAATGCTAATCCACGATCAATTGATCCTTTATTTATAAGCAATGAATCTTCTTGATTATAACCCGTATGTGTCATTATTGCTACAATAACATTTGTTCCTGATGGAATTTTATTAAGTTGAATTATATTCATAACACGCGTATCAACTAATGGTCTTGTTGGATAATTTAAAACATATGCAGTTTTATCCATTCTATTTTCGTAATTAGTAACATATACACCCATTGCTTGTTTTGCTTGTGCACACTGATAACAATTACGAGGCGACTGATTATGTTCAGGAAACGGAATACATGATGCTAAAACTCCAAACATCGTACTTGGATGTATTTCACAATGTGTATATTTATGTATTTGATTAGAAACTTCATTTAAATCAGATGGTTTTGTAGCAATTAATGACCAACTTTGTTCTTCAGGATCAATATACTCTATAATTGATTCTTCTAAAATATTGCTTGTTAATAAATTGTCCCACATTAATTCAGATGTATTGAGTTTATTTATAATGTATTTTGTTATTAAAATATTATTATTTTTAACACGCAATATAGGTCTTGTTAATCTTCCACTGTCGTTACATATTCTTATTTCTTTCATTTTATAATCGAATATAATTGAAGTATAAATGTTTATTATGCCTTTGTATTTTTTATCTTTTAACATTAAATATAATTCTTGAGGCGATTCTGTAATACCTACCCATGCACCATTTATAAACACTTTTACTTTATCATATATATATTTGCTAGATAATTCAGATGATTCAATTGAAATTATATTAGGTATTATGTATTCATATAATGGCAATGAATCTGAATAAATCGTAGCATGAGTCATATAACTAAGATTTTTTACTATACCAACAGATTGACCCTCAGGAGTTTCCGCGGGACATAAAAAACCCCATGATGTATTATGCAATTTACGAGGAGGAATTAATTTTCCACTTTTATCTACAGGCGTAGATATTCTTCTAGCATGACTTAAACTAGATACATATGTTAAACGACTTAACACTTGTGCTACACCAACTTTATTGGAATTAGTATGTTTTATTCCAAAATCACCAGTTGCAAGTGCACGCTTTAATCCATTTTCAATTGTAGTTGATTTAATAATTTTATAAATATTAGTTAAATTAATAATATTTTCATAGTTATCAACAGATTTCCAAGATCCTGTATTTATTTCTCTTATAACTTGTTTTTCCATATCTTTGACAAGTTTATTAAAATAATTTCTAAATAAATTATTTAAAAGTGTGCCTGTAAGATCTACACGCTTATTTAAATAAGAATCACGATCATCTTGTTTTATAATTTCAAATGAGGCAAGTAATAATTTATGTGTCATGTATCCAAGAAAATATATTTTTTGAATTGCTGTTTTACAATGAGGAAATAAATCGTTATTTAAAATATCCATTGTAAACTCCAATTTCTTTCTTTGACCTGTTTCTTTGTCCATGTTAATGGGAGTATACATTACATGACTCAATATGTATTTAATACACTCTTCTTTGGTTAAAAAACTATTTGAATCTATTATTGATGCTTGTAAACTTCCTAATATTTTTTCATTAATTTCAATATTAATGTCCAATAATATTTTTTCACAAATATCTTTATCTGAAATTACTCCTAACGCTCTAAAAACTATAAATAATGGTATAGGTTGTTTAACTCTTGGTATTTGAAGACAAATGGAATTTCCAAAACCATTATTTTTTGAACTAATCATCATATTAATCTGTTTTGGAGATATACACTTGTAGTCAGGAACAGATTTTATTTCTGCAATCCAATTATATTTAGTATTATTTTTAGAAATATTAAAACAATAAACACGATTTTCTGCAGCTCGTTCTTGTGCTAAAACTGTTTTTTCAGAACCATTAATAATAAAATACCCACCTGCATCATATTTACACTCACCTGTTTGCGAGTTATTAAAATGAGTATATTGATTTAATACACAAATATTCGATTTTAACATAATAGGTAATTTTCCTATATGTATTTTTGGTAAAGTTTTATATAATATATGTGTATTGTCTAGATCTTTGCCATTTCTAATTACATATTTAATATTAATGTCAATTGTCATAGCAGAAGCATATGTAAAATTACGGAGTCTTGCTTCATGAGGAAACATAAGTTTTATAGCTCCATTATTTTCGTGAATTTGAGGTCTGTAAATTTGAAAATTTTCAAATGTTATAAATATTTCTAATGCATATTTTTTAGATGTTGGATCATAATCCTGTTCTGAAATAATATGAACAGGATTAAACATTTCAATCGTTTTTATAATTTGATATTCAACGAAATTATTATACGATTCAAGTTGATGTCTAACTAATCTTGAAAGATGCTGGTCTTTAAAATAAGATTCAATAATACTCCATGGTGTTTCAATATACGGGTCTTGTTCATTATTCATTTTTTTAGAATTAGAATTATCTGTTGAATTGTTCATTTTGATTTGATTATCTGTAGGTTGATTTATTATATGTTGTATCATAAATATGGTTATTTATTATTTCAATTTATTTTTAAATGGTTTCAATAGTAACTATTTATTAAATATATTAATTTTATAAAATAATCTAAATATATAAAATAATCTAAATATATAAAATAATCTAAATATATGTTAAAATATAAACATGTCCACAGGTATAATAATTTTTTAATTTCAATGGATAAAAATAATAAATTAAAAACTAATTATACTCCAAATACAAATGAAAATCTTACAAGTATAATCAATAGAATAAATGAAAATTTTGATAAATTAATATATTTAAATGAATACCAATTATTTAATACAACTAGTATTTATAATGAAAAAAATAAAAATAAACAACAAATTATTATAGATAAAGAGATCAATAATATTGAAGATATTTTAAATTTAATAAAAATGCATCCTATTGACGATATGTATGAATATAATATTAATATGGTTGCTTTACATAATATTAAAGAACCTTTAGAAGAACTAAATAATATGATAGCAATTAAAAATATAAAGTCTAATATAATTGAACAATTATTATATTTTATTCAAGATTTACATAAAAGTACAAATTCAAAGGGTGATTTTATGCATACAGTTTTATATGGACCACCAGGAACAGGAAAAACTGAAATTGCAAAAATAATAGGAAAAATATATAGTAAACTCGGAATATTAACTAAAGGGACATTTAAAAAAGTAACACGAAGTGATTTAATTGCAGGATATCTTGGACAAACAGCTATTAAAACAAATGAAGTTATTAAAGAATCTTTGGGTGGCGTTCTTTTTATTGATGAAGCATATGCTCTTGGTAATAGCGAAAAAAGAGATAGTTTTTCAAAAGAATGCATTGATACTTTATGTGAGGCTTTAAGTGATAATAAAGATAATTTAATGGTTATTATTGCAGGTTATGAAGATGATTTAAATAAATGTTTTTTTAGTTATAATCAAGGATTAAACTCAAGATTTACATGGCGTTATAAAATAGATAATTATACAGGTGAAGAATTATATAATATTTTTTTAAAAAAGGTTAATGAGATTGAATGGACACTTCATGAAAAATCAAATATTACTTCTGATTGGTTTATTAAACACCGTGAATATTTTAAATATTTTGGAAGAGATATTGAAACACTTTTAACTAAAATTAAAATTGCTCATAGTAAGCGTGTTTTTTATAAATCTAAGGATGAAAAGAAAAAAATAAATTTAATTGATTTAGAACAAGGATTTAAAGTATATATTGAAAATGAAGAAATACAAAATAGAATAAAAAATGATTATTTAAAAAAACAAGTATATTGTTCTATTTATAGCTAATGTGGTTTTTAGTGATATTTTATTTATTATTATAATAAAAATAATGAGTAAAAAGGTTATTGAAATTAATCCTACATTATTTAGAATTAATGGATTATCAAAAACTAAAAAAAAACATGAAAAAATAAATAATGCTACACCTATAATATCTCCAAATGTTTTAAAAAATAAACTTTTAAAAAGAATTAAAGAACATAAGTTAAAAGAAACTCAAAAAATAGAAACAGAAAATAAAAATGTAAATACAAATAAACCTGATTTAGTAAATAAACCTAATTTAGTGGATTTAAATTTATATACAAGTGAATTTAATGATTCAATTAATTATTTTAAATCACTTTCAGATGAAAATAATAAAAATAAAATTAATAAAAATAATCAACATTTAAAAGAAAAAATAG